AAGGCCAGAAGGGACAAACTGGTTCTACGGGTGGAACTGGTGGAACTGGTTCTACGGGTCAAAAGGGTCAAAAAGGACAGCAGGGTGCTACAGGTGGAGCTGGAACTAACGGAAGTAATGGAAGTAAGGGACAAAAGGGTGAAAGTGGAAGTATCTCCACTGGTGAAATAAAGGCTTGGGTAAACTTTACTGCATACTCCAGCTTTACTGTTCGGGGAAGTGCTAATGTTTCTAGCGTTAGTGACCTCGGCACAGGAAGCTTCCGTGTAAATTATTCTAGCAACTTGGCTAACTCCACTTATGCGCCATTGGCTACTGCAGGCAACGATGCAACAAGTTATGGGGACGGTAATAATAACACCGATCATCAGGGTTTGATGGGGCTTATATCTACCAGTAGTGTCTATATATTCTGTGCAGATATAGATGATGGCGCAACAGATGACCCTCAATATATGGGCTTGACGGCCAATTCAGCATGACAAAATATAGAGTAATATATGAAGACCCTGATTATCCAGAGAAACCAGCAATGGTTCTTGTTCCTTGTGATAACTGGCTATCTGATGCAATGGCAGGGAAGCTACCACCTATTTCAGTTTATTGGGAATTACAGGATGATGAACAAAAAGCTATTGATGAAGGTAAACATTCTACATTTAAACACGATCGTACAAAATGGGAAAAGCAATTTACTAAACCAAGAATAGGTAAACTAACCGAAGAAGAAGCTATGGAGTATCTTATTATGAAAGATATACCTAGAAAGGTTTGGGCTGTAGAATATAATAGACCCATGTTTAGGATTGTTAAAGCAGAACAAATTCCTAGCGATAGGCAGTTTAGAAATGCATGGGAGATAGCTCAATATGACAATAGTTATTAATCTTTTGGAATTAGAGGATAAAAAAAATGCCAGCATTAATTAAAATTGGCGCAACAGAATATAATAGCGCAGAATATAATACACCAGCAGAACGCACCTTTCGTAGCGGCTGGGAAGCAAATGAAGGCACAAGTGTCATATCTGTAAACATGGATAAGGCTAAAGATATTTGGCGTGATAAAATACGCAGAGCTAGGGTAAAACCTTTGGCCGCTTTAGATACTGCATACATGAAAGCTCTTGAAGCAAATTCTGATACGACACAGATTATTGCTGATAAGCAAGCACTACGGGATGCGCCTTCTTTGGCAAGCATTGATGCGGCCTCAACGCTAGAGGAGTTAAAAGCCATACAGCCAATTCCTGATGTTTTGGTAGAATAAAATAACCAATGAAAGTTTACCAAATTTCCCTGCATTGCGATGCTTTTGACGCAAGGGGGAAGAGTTGGGAAGATTTAGAGGCTGAAACCGGCTGTAAGCCCGATAGAGCTTGGTTAGACCCAATACATAACCGGAAGTTGCTTAAAGCAGAGTTCGGGTGCTCTGTGAGTCATTTACGCGTCTGGCAGAAAATTGCAAAATCTGGCGTTTCTGGAATAATTTTGGAAGAAGACGCAGTATTCTCTAGTTTTGATGTCTCCGAAATCGAAGGAATTTTAAAATCTCACAATAGCGTTTGGCTAGGCCATAGAGAGAATACTCTGGGATATTGGTACAATGCTCATGCTTATGCCATAACTCCAGCAACCGCATTAGAGCTTATAAATGGCTTTCCTGATGCGATTATACCAGCAGATGAGTGGTTGCCCTTAAAGTTGAAAGGAAGTTTTAACTATTTTTATCGTCCAGAAATTGTTAAACAAATACCAAGGTCACAAAGACCATCAACAATAGAGGAGGATAACATGACACAAAATAATAAAAAAGACTTTCGAATTGTTACTGTAGCAACCGAACACTCAAAAATGTGGGCTTTAGAGCAATCTGCGGAAAAATACGGCGTAAAGGTAGTAAACCTTGGGAAAGATCACCCTTGGCGAGACCCAATGGAAGGTCTTGCTGGTATGCCAAAGATACAATTGGTCAATGAATATCTTGCAACAGCACCAGATGATGCAATTATCCTGTATTTAGATGGGTACGATACGTTCTTTGCGGATGAACCTTTAAATGTACTTGAAAGATACCATCAAATGGGCGCTGATATAGTATTTGGTGCTGAAAGTGAATGTTGGCCTGATAAAAACACAGAAAATAAATGGTCAGATACGGGTACAAAATATAAATATTTAAATAGTGGTTGCTATATAGGCACAGTTAAAGCCTTGCATCACTTTATATCATTGCCAATAACTGAACCGGCTAATGGTGATGATCAACTTTATTGTCAACAGAGATACCATTTAGTAAATACGCTTGATGGGTACAATGGTTATAAAGTTGTATTAGACTTTGAAGCTTATATTTTTCAAAATCATGATAAAAATGTAAAAATTGTTAATAATCAGCTATGGAATGATGAAACTAAATGTTGTGGATGTATATATCATGGCAATGGTGGAGTTTCGGCTAAAGATTTTTTTGTAGAAATGGCAAGAAAATTTGGATTTACAAAAACAGAGGCAGAAGTTGTAAGCCCATATTATTTGACTTTAGATTGTAAAGAAGTTGCTAAAGACATATTAGTGACAGACTTTTTAACTGAAAATCAATGCAAATTTCTAATAGATAAGTCTGAAAGCCGTGGAAATTGGGGCGCTATGGAGGGCGATAAGTTTCCAGCGCAAGAAATAAGACTTAAAGAATTAGGTTTATGGCATGAATACGAAAGACTTTGGCATGAAAAGTTAGGGAAAATTTCCGAAAAGTTTTGGCCACCAATGGAACATTACGGACTTAGGGATGCTTTTACTATGAGATATACAACAGATACTCAAACTTCTTTGGCATTACATACAGATGCATCTTTAGTAACTGGTAGCGTCAAACTAAATAGCAATTATGAGGGCGCAGAGTTAATTTTTCCAAGGCAAGATTTCTCAAATGTAAAAGTAGAAAATGGTCAATGTATTTTATTCCCAGCACAAGTTACACATGGACACTATGTAAATGAATTAAAATCTGGTGTGAAATATAGTCTAACTATGTGGACAAGCCGTTATAGTGGTGACGTAAATGGTTAAAACATTCGTTGAGATTGGTTCAGCTGACTTCAATACATGCCTTCCTCTTGCGAAGTCAGGTTGGAAAGGAATTTGCATTGAGCCAGTACCATACCTTTATGAGAGGGTAAAAAAACAGTATGAAGGATACGATGTTGAGGTAAGAAATCACGCTGTATCAGATAATAATGGCGCTTTAGAAATGCTTGTAGCGCGTGATGAAGGCTGGCTGACTGGTTGTTCTCATATTATTTCTGAAAACCACATTGGATACAAATTAAGTGAACACCCTGATAGAAAAGGTGACTTCGAAGAAAAGATTACTGTTGGTTGTTCTACCCTAGACTATGTTATGTCCCTTGTGGATTATGTCGATTTTCTGAAGATAGATACAGAAGGCCATGAGCTTAACATTATCATGGATTATTCTTTTCGAATAAAGCCAAGATTTATTAAGATTGAGCACAAGCACGTTGATGATATTCTGTTATGCTCAAAGCTAGAAGAAAATGGTTATTTGGTCTGGACGGAAAAAGATGATATATATGGTATAATTTAACAGGAGTTTTCTATGTCATTCGGTTCAAGTGCTTTTTCTGTTGCAACATTTGGTGGTCTTGGAGCAGTAAAGTATGAACTCGCGTCTGGGGATATTGATGCTGGCTCACCGGTAGTCTCAAATGTAACATTCAATCAAAATCAAGACCTTGATGCTAATGGCCTTACTTCAGGATTGCCGACTGTTGGAACTACATCTTTTGATCAAATTCATGTAATATCAATCAATGAACTGATTTCTGGAGCTCCGGATGTTGAAATTGCAACAATGTTTGAAGATGAAACCTTCTCTGCATTTGATTTAGTTTCTAGAAGGCCAATCCCATCACTAACGACTATCGCCCAAGAACATCTATTTAACACTGGTGAATTGCTTTCAGGCGCTCCCGATGTTCCAGATCAATTTGTTAGTGAAGGTGAGAAATTTACTACGGGTGATCTTTCTTCAAGCGCACCATTAGTAGCTACAGCTACAATCCTTCAGGAGCATGTGGTGCAATCTGGAGAGCTATTAAGTGGAGTTCCATCTGTACCAGCGCAACCAATGTCAGAAGATGAAACATTCTCAACTTCAGACTTAGAAACTGGAAACGTGGCTATCTCTGGCTCTACTATCATTCAAGGTCATAATTTTGATGGTTTGAACATTAATACAGGCAGTCCATCAGTACCTAATTCAACAGCTTTTGAAAGGGAAACTTTAGAAACAACAAATCTAGTAACTTTGCAACCAATTCTGGGCACTGCTGATATTACCGAAGAAAATGCACTTTCTGGTACTACGTTAGTTTCAAGCGCATATATACCTGATGAAGCCGATATTACAGAAGAAAACATTCTTTCTGGTGATGATATAACGGGTTCTTCTCCTGATATTGCAGAGGTTGTGATGATTTGCGACCATGTTATCTCAACTGCAAATTTAAACACCGCCCCTCCTATAGTAGAAGAAGTTTCTGCATCAGAGCAAGAAACATTTACTACGACTGAACTTTTATCTTCAGCTTTCATTATTGATGAAGCTACATTTAACCAAGGGCATGAATTAGAGAATGATCGCTTACTTACTGGTCGTCCTGTTTTAGCAGAAATTACCTTGGTGCAAGGTCACGAATTTAATGCGAATAATATTTTAAGCGGAGCTCCCACAATACCAACGCTAGTATATGATGCGGCATTAGGCAGAATTGCAGAAGAAGGTTTAGAGAGTATAAGCGTAGCAGAATTAGTAGTTAGTGACCCCAACACTGGTACATTAATAGTTCAGAAACCAAATAGCGTTGAAATAGCCGCGTAAAAGTTGTAAGGAAAAGACATGGCGTTCTTTATAAAACAAAATGATACATCACCTGCATTACAGGTAACACTAAAAGACGGAACTGATACTGTGGTTAATTTGACCGCAACATCGGTGAGATTTCACATGCGTCCAATTGGAAGTTCTACAGTTAAAATTGATGCTACCGCTACAATATCAGACGCGTCAAACGGGATTGTTTATTATCAATGGGCTACAGGAGACACTGATACTATTGGTTCTTTTGAGTGTGAATTTGAAGTTACATACACAGGTGGAGAAATAGAAACCTTTCCAAATAATCAATTTATTGATGTAGAGATAACAGATGACATCATCTGATGGGGGAAAAATGCATGGCATTACTAAAGCAGAGTTAAAGCTCTTAATGTTAGAAGCCGCAGAAAAAGGTTCTGATCGCGCTTTGGCGCGGATTGGCTTGCATGACGAAAACGCTGTCCATGATGTAAAAGAATTGCGTGACTTGTTAGAAGGCTGGAGAGCAACTAAAAGTTCAGTCGGCAAAACTATTGTTAGGTGGGTAACATTGGCAGTATTAGGTTTTGTAGCAATAGCAGTATGGTCAGATATTAAAACAAAGCTCTAAGGGTATTGATTATGAAGGTTATTCAAATTGTTCTGTTGTTTGTTTTCTTTTCACTCCCCGCAATGGCCGAAGATGATGATACAATAAAATCTGATAGCACAGTAAGGTCAGATGGTACTATGGAAACTACTATCAATAGCCCACCGCCTTCTGCGATAACACCACAAA